AGAAATCATAAAAATCCTTTGATGATACCTGCCTATGCCAAAACAGATTGTAATTTGTTTGCTCTGTTTAGTTGCATATACCCTAGATATAGATTTGAAGGGTTTGCCACAAACGAAATGGTTTTTGATAAATCTAAACTGAGAATGACTAGAGTCATGGCTTATGTTACTGAAAAAACAGATTTATTAGAGATAACTCAAGTTTTTTAGTAAATTGTTATATTTATAACAAAAAATATTTAATTTGTTATATTTCTACATTTATTTGTCAGTTGGAGAATTAATTACTATATTGAACACAGTTCATTGAAATATTGTTTAACTAAAAACTAAAAACATGCAAACAAACAGATTTAAAAAATCTTTTGGAGGTAGAGAAAAGTTCTTTACTAAAAAAAGTCAAAAAACAAAAAAGAATCTTTATGTTGGAGATTGTGTAGTGAGAGCAATAGCACACGCTACAAAAAAACCTTATAAGGAGGTTTGGGATCAATTAATGGATTTGTCTAAAAAGACATTACAAATGCCAAACGAAGAAATTAATTATAGCTCTTACTTAAAGAGTATAGGTTGGCAAAAACAAAAACCTTTCAGAAATCCAAACAACAAAACTATAAGGGTTGCTCATTTTCCTGCTGAACCTAGAGGCAAGTATATAATTTCAACAAGAAATCATTTAACTTCTATTGTAAATCGTGTTCACTTGGATACTTGGGATTGTGGAGGATACAGAGCTAACAGTTTCTGGATTAAGAAATAAGAAGTAGGGGAGGGTAAAACCTCCCTTTTTTAAAAAAAGATTTGGTCAGTTGGAAATAATTAACTAGATTTGTGTATAACTAATAAATAAAACTATGAAAACAATGAAACAAAGAGAAAAAATAATTGAATTAGCTGATGGTATTGTAGATTACATTACCGAGCAAATGATTATGCCAAGAATATTTGAAGATTTTGGGCATGAGTTAGAAGCTGAGGAATATGAGGATATATCAAATAAAGTATATAATCAAATTAAATTAAGAATGTAATGAAAGCAAAGAAAGAAATTATTAACAAACACTTTAAACTAAAAAACGATTGGATACAAAACAGTAATCAAAATCGTATGTTAGAACTATTAAATAAACAATTTAAAACAAAGAAATCATGATAGTAAAATTAGCAGTTCATTATGAACAAGAAAGAACAGATAAAAAAGACAATAACAATGGTTTGTTACATGGCATATACCATTATGATGTGCCTAAAAAAGATTTAGATACAGACGATATGTTTAACAATGACATTGTTCATGTTGAATGGTATAAAACAAAATTAGAAAGAAATAAACAATTAAAATTATAACATTATGAGTTGGATAGAAAACGAAACCTTTGACCATTACAGAAAAAGAGTAAATCAAATAGAAAAATCAATTAACCTATTAAGAAGTCATGGCTACACTGTTGTAGATTTAGAAGGCAAAATAGTAGAAGAAAAAGTAAAACAACAATGATAGTTAAAAACACATATACAATAACAGAAAATATGGGTTGTTATGATCTTGAAATAGATTATGAATACTACCATAAAACACCTACACACTTTGATCCACTAGAAGACAGGTTAGACATCAAAGAGGTACGATTAAACGGAATGGATATAACTAAATTTTATTGGGATTATCTTAATGAAGATATGTTTGATGAAGTTTATGAGTACGCAACAGAAAACAAATACGAAACAATATGAGAAAGTGTAACAAATGTTCGGCAATAATAGAACAGAAAGCAAAACAATTATTCTGTTATAATTGCAAAGGGTATAAGATGCCTTACGAAACTTATAAATTTTATTCACTAGCAAACCAATTTGAAAACAAATAATATGAAAGTAAACAGAGTATACAAAACAGTACGCCCAATGAAAAAGTTTGGCAATTTAATAAAGGATATTTTTATGCCAAAGGAATCTAATCACTTTTGGATTAGAGTAAAAGAAATCGCAGAAACTCAAGAGGAAAAAGAAGAGCAAATTTATGCCATAATAGAATTATTAAATAATAGAATAGATACAAAAATATGACACACTTAGAAGATTTAAACCGAATCGAGATTAACCATTTAAGAGATTTACTTAGAAATGTAAAACAAGAGAATGAGAATTTAAAAGATATGAATCGAACACTACAAGCCACTGTTGAATTATATCTACAACAACAACAAGAGGAATATACAGAGAGTAAAGCATGAGGCATTATTTCATAAGAGAGTTAGCAGTGTTTAAATTTAAACGACTTAAGAAAGCTACAAAGAGAGCAAAGCTTTTAGTTGATGAAGATGATAATTTAATATGGGTGCCAAATTTTATGGTAAGTAAATACACATGGAATAAAGAAACTCAAGAGGTTAAAATATTAGTATCGCCAAAGTATCTTGTCTCTGTTCTTAACTTACCAATAGAAAAGAAGTTTGTATATAAAAGGCATGATAAGAATAAATTCAAAACATGAGAGTTCTAACGTTTGAAATAAAAGAAGTAGGGCAAGAGCCATACCAAAAGCAATTCAATACGGATAGATCAATTCAATGGACAGTTCAACAGTATTCAAGGCATAGAGCAATTCAATATATGAATTTAATAACGAAATAAGTAAAAAATAATATAATATTAAAATAATTATAATATTGTTTGTCAGTTGGAGAATTAATTATATATTTGTGTAAACTTAAAATAAAAACAATGAGAATATTAGAAACAAAAATTTACACTATTGACGAACACCCAAACAAAGAATTATGTTTTAATTACATTCGAGATAATTGGCATCATTTAAACGAACATTCTGTAAATGAAGTATCACAAAGTATAAAAGCATTATCAGAGGTTATTGGAGGAAGCTACAATTATTCAATAGGACAATTTGAAGATAGGGGGGAGTTTATCTCTTTTCTTGATTATGATAAAGAAGAGTTAATGAAGTTAAATGCCATAGAATGCCCGTTAACGGGAGTAACATGGGATATAGATTTAATTGAAGGAATGCAAAAAGATGATAATAATAAAGTTTTAAATGCATTACATAATCATAGTAGATATGTTTATTCAAACGAGGGTTTATTAGAATTATGTTTTGCAAATGATTATGAATTTAATGAACAAGGCAAAGCAATATCAGAAGTTGAATATCTATGAATTTAATATAAATTTAATACCTATGAATTCAATATAAATTCAATATACATAAATTTAATAGTTTTGTTTGTTTGTTTGCCCTCCTGCATTTTGTAGGGGGGTTTTTTGTTGGATAACTTGCAAAGCTAAAAACAATAAAAGCAAGAAAGCAAATCAATATTCTTATTTAGAATTAATATAAATTGTCATGTGGGGTTGACTTGTATTGTTTTATTAACTAATATTGTGAATAATTATTAACTAAATAAACAAACAATATGAAACAAATTTGGCAACACAAAACATTTTTAACAGAGGAAAGAGCAAGACACTTTGAAGCTTTTTGTATTTCATCTGGTTTTATTACAGATTTTATATTTATAGAAAACGGGTTCAAAGTTGAATATAAAAAAAAACAAACAATATGAAAACAATTCACAAATTTTTTATTGATGCCTTAGTAATAATTAATTTTATTGCTTTCGCTTTTGTCATGGTGGCATCTCTTATAATTTTAACTAAACTATTTATATAATGAAAACAAAAATAAAAAAGCTATTTGCAAAGATCATTTTATCTGATCTATTTATCAAAGTATTTGTATATACAAGTGCTTTTATTTTAACCCTTTTATTAACCTTAGAAATATAAAACAATGAAAACAAAAGAACAGACAAAACAAATTCACGAAATTAAAAATTATAGAAAATTTAATATTTCAGTTTTACACCCTACTAACAACATAGGAACAAGAGTAAAAATAACCGAACCAAAAAGATATAACACAGACAAAACAAGAAAAGTAATTTTATCTTATGATTATGAAATTGGGGACATTGCACAGCAAGGTTTGAATTATTTAATAGAAAAAGGTTTTAAACCTGTTGCTAGATGTTCAGAATATAAATATTATACTATTCTTTGCGATAGTTGGGGAAATGATTTTATTGAATTAAATTAAGATTATGAATTTATATTATAACAACTTAAAACAATTACAAAAAATATACAATACTACTTGCAACGCTTACGAGTGGAAAATTAACATGCTAGAAAAAGAAATAAAAGAACTTAAAAACAAAATAAAATAAACATTATGAAAACATTTAAAACATTTAACGAAGCAATAGAACATATTAAATTAAAATGTGCTTATTTAGAAATAGATTCTAAAATATTTATACAATATCTTAAAAAAAATAGTGTTGTTAAATTAGATGGCACCTTTTATTTTATAGATGAATATAACTTATTAAACTAACATCATGCACCGACTAGAAAAAAACATATTACACCATGCAAATAAAAGAAGAGAACAAAGAAAGTTCGCAGAGCTTACAAGATATTTATATAAAGAAATAGAAACCGATGATCATTCTATAAATTATTTCAATAATATAAAACAGCATCTCAAAGAACATAATGAATATTTTTTGACAAACTATAAAACATTAGAAGAGTTTAACAACAATGAACCTTACAGAATTATAATTAAATTAAATTAATATTTATGAAAACAACAGAACAAAGAAAATATTTAGTTTGGATAGGAGGCACTTATAACGCCTTTGATAACTTACTAGATGCTGAATGTGAACAAATGGAATGGCAAAAGAAAGGATATGATAATATTTATATTGAAACAATAAATTAAATTATATTAATCTTTTAGCGCCTTTTATTAAAAATTAACCTCCTTTTCAGGGGGTTTTTTTATTCCTCACATTTTGTTAGATTCCTGACATTTAGTTAATTATGATTAATTAAATATTGAAAATATATATTTCTTTTCTTAATCAGCTCTACAAAGCCATATTAAGCTATCTAACGTTAGATTTAACACACTTTAATTGCATAGTGGTATATTCATATAACTTGATCAATTTAAATGCATTAGAAAGCTTTAAAATGATTATTATTTATTTTATATCTTATTTTTATGTAATATTTAGACACTCTACCTGTTTTGCACCCGTGTGGTGTAAGGAACTAACTTTCTCTACACTTCATACTTTCCATCTGACACTTGTATATCCTTTATGAATTCAATACCTTTATAAATCTAATACCTTATGGCACGCAAAAAAAACAAACTTGTAACTTACGATGAGAATTATCTTAGGCACATATCCTTTTGCATAGACAACAACATAAAGATATATGCCGTGCCAAAGAATCAACGAGAATATTATGTTGAAGTAAATGATAATGGTAAAATAGTTCGTTCACCAGAACCTTATGGATTAAAACAATGGAGTGATAAGATCATAGAGCTATATACATTCTACTACTACAAACATAACCCAACCGACAAATAGTCAGATAATTTATATTATATATATATTACATAGTGTATTATATTACATAATGTATTATATTGCATAGTGTATTATATTACATAGTGTATTATATACATAGTGTAATACATAATGTATATATACATATATATTACATATATATCTGACATATATTCAGTTGGAATAAGTAAAGTACAAAAACAATCTAAATTATTATTTATTATATGGCACTAAAACAAATTGAACTAGAAGTACCAACAACTCTATCTGACATTAAACTTTGGCAATACCAAAAGTATATGAAAGTAATAGAGCAAAACAAAACAGAAGATGCCGAAGAAAAGGATCAAATAAACGATTTCCTAAACATGAAGCTTGTAGAAATATTCTGTAACGTTTCATTAAGAGACGTTAGTAGAATACCTTTAAAAGAATACGAAAAGGTGTTATCAATATTAAATAAGGCATTTGAGGAAAAACCTAAATTAATACAGAGATTTAATTTATTAGATGTAGATATGGGGTTTATACCTAAACTAGATGACATTACACTCGGTGAATATGTAGATATAGAAAGCAATCTTACTAATTGGGAAAAAATGCACAAAGCTATGGCTGTTTTGTATCGTCCTGTTAACTTTAAATCCAAAGATAAATACACTATATCTCCATACAAGGTAAATGAAGAAATACAAGAGTTGATGAAAGATATGCCATTAGATGTGGTAATTAGTTCAATGGTTTTTTTTTACAGTTTAGGGAAGGAATTACTAGAAGTTATACCGAGATATTTGGCACAACAACTGAAGAAAGAGGATATGCAGATGCTAGACAATCATTTGCAAAAAAATGGAACTGGTATCAATCAATTTATGCACTCGCTAAGGGAGATGTCAGAAACTTCAATGCAGTTACCGAGCTTCCACTCTACCAATGTTTAAATTATTTAGCATTTGAAAAAGAGAAAACAGACATAGAACAACAAGAATTAAAAAAAGCATATAAAAGATGACAAGTTTTTACGACATATTAGACAAACTTAAAACATACCTTCAAGGTAATAACAATGTAAACTCAGTTACATTTGGAGATATATTTGAAGTTGATTTAGCTAAACAAACTATATTTCCTTTATCTCACATTATTGTAAATGGATGTACGTTTCAAGATCATGTAGTGCAATTTAACCTACAGATAATTTGTATGGATATTGTTAACGAAACAAAAGAAAATGAAAAAGATTTAAATAACTACTTTCACGATATAAACAACAAACAGGATGTATTAAATACTCAATTTGCGGTAATCAACGGGTTGCAATCTGCACTTAGAAGAGGAGAGTTGTTTTCTGACTTATATCAAATAGATACAGATTATACCGCTAATATGTTTGAAGACAGGTTTGAGAATCTTCTTGCTGGTTGGAGCTTAGACATTACAATTACAGTGGCAAATAATCAAATATCAGATATTAATGCTAATGGTCAATCTCCTTGCTAATGAGTTTAAAGTTAAAAAATACCGAGAAATACCTAAAGAAATATACAGAAACACTATTAAATCGTCTTGTTTACGAAACATCGAGAATTGATAGAACAAGAACATATAAATCTGGTACAATTACAGGATCAATAACAGCAACAGGTAAATTAGAACAAAGTTTTGAAATTAATCATAATAAGAAAAAAAACACTTTTGATCTTTTAGGCAACTCTTATGGTGAAGCTGTAGACGAAGGAACTACATCTTCTAATCCTCCTGTTAGAAAATTAATAAACTGGTTAATATCAAAAAACAAAACACTCAAGGATTCTAAAAACAATACTATAGATATGAGTGATTTTAAAAAAGTAAGAAGAGTTGCTTTTGCAATACAGAAATCATTAAAGCTACAAGGAATACAAAAAACTGGTTTTATTTCTAAAACAATAAAAGATGAATTTATAAAATTAAACACAATATATAACCCAATAATTAAAGATATAGAGTTAGATTTAGATAATATATTATTAAGAGCTGGTTATAAAAAAACAGGTAAAGAAACTTATTTAATAGAAAAACAAATAAATAAATAATGTCAACAATAATAAATACTAGATCACCGTTTTACAAAAAGATAACTAATTCATCTTTACATACAGCAAAACTAGAGCTGTATATTTGGACAGGTGTATACTCAGATAGAGCAGCTACAGATAAAAGATATACATTAACAAAAGAAGAAATTGGAGGTAATAACTTTGTTACTTATGAATTAAGTAAGTTAATCAGGGATTACATGATTACAGAATATAATAATTATTCTACAGATTCTCTTTGGGTAGATGCTGTTGTAGAGATTAGAGATTCTAGTAATGCTATTGTACAAGTTGGCGGATCAGATACAACAACAAGTACATATTTGGCAATAGATGGTTACGGTTACTTTGAGGATGGTGCTAATCCTAGAAGCACACAGTATACAACCCCTATGTTATTGCAAAATAATACTACAATTTATTATAGCGATGGACAAGACATAAGAATACCTGTATATGCCGAAGCTGCAACTGTAACAGCTACACTGTCTCCCAGCGTTACTGATCCTGACGTAAAATGGAATTTAGCTGATATATTCTGGCAAGCAGGTAGTGATACTTGGAATGGAGGTAATTCAAACTTATCTGTTACAGATAATGGTAATAGCGATCAGAAAATACAATATTTAATAATTATTGGCACACAAGATTTAGTTGATAATTCAACACTAACTTTATCTAGTAATAATTCTTCATACTCTACAAATACTGTTATCACGCTAACAAAGGTATGTGAACCTAAGTATGTTCCACTTAGTATTATATTTTACAATAAATATGGTGCTCTACAAAATATGTGGTTCTTTAAGAAATCTACTACAGATATAAATATAACATCTGAAACGTTTAAGAATAACATGATTGACTTTGATAACTCAGGAGGTACTCCTAGTTATGCACTTACAAAACACCAAGAGAAAAAATTTATTGCTAACGGTAAAGAATCTATTACAATAAACTCTGGGTTTTACGATGAATCGTTTAACGAGGTAGTTAGACAAATGTTATTATCTGAACAAGTATGGATTTATGATGGCAGTAGTACTTTGCCTATAAATTTAAAATCAAATACATTACAGTTTAAGAAATCTGTAAACGACAAATTAATTAGCTATACTATATCATTTGAGTATGCCTTTGATAAAATAAATAACATTATATAGTGAGACAAGTTGTATTATACATAAAAGACAATAGTGGAAACTATCAGTTAACAGAAATGTTTAAAGATGAAACTATAACTATAACATCTAAACTACAAGACGTTAGAGATATATCTAAAGTATTTACTGACTTTAGTCAACCCTTTACAATACCTGCATCTAAAGAAAACAATAAAATATTACAACACTGGTATAACTTTAATATAGATGTGACTTATGATACAGACGGTGTTATAACTACTGGTTTTGATAATAGAGTTAAAAGAGATGCTTTACTTGAATTAGATTATGCTCCTTATAAAGCAGGTAAGATAGATTTAGAATCTGTTAACATGAGAAATGGCAAACCATTTTCTTATACACTTATTTTTTATGGCAATACAGTTTCATTAAAGACATTAATGGGTGACGACAAATTAAACACACTTAATTATTTAGATGATAATTACAATCACGATTACAATGCTACTGATATTAGAGCTGCCGTAAGAAATGGTAAATTCTCTGAATCTATTATATATCCATTAATATCACATACTAAAAGATTTTATTACGATAGTGAAAACAGTTTACCACAATTTAGTGGCAATTTATATCACAACTCATCTAACCCTTCTGACAATCAAGGATTATCTTGGACAGATGTAAAACCTGCTGTAAAATGTTTAAATGTAATAGAAGCTATAGAATCTAAATATAATATAACTTTTACTAGAGATTTCTTTGGATCATCAGCATTTTCTAATTTATATATATGGTTAAGCAGAAACAAAGGACCTATAGGTGGTGATGATGATGATGGTGTATTAAAAACAAGAATACTTGGAGATTGGTCAAGAACATCTGGTTATACTGGTTTTACTGTGTCAAGTACAGTGTGGAGTTTTTCTACAGTTAGATTTACTAATACATTTACAGGTCAGCTAGATGTGACTGTAGATACTGCTGACGCTTCAAAAGTATATACATTAAAAGCATTAGATTTAGAAAATGGTACAGTAGTTGCAGAATCGACTGGCTTGTCTGGTGACGAAACTCTATCTGTTGAGTTTTTGTTTACTGGCACACATCAAATAAGATTTGTAATGGAATCTACAGAATCTATTTCTTTTAGTTCTACACTTGAAATAGAAGAATATATTTATTCTAGTGACACAACTAATACTGCTGTATATTCAACTGGATCAATTAGCTCTACAGAACAAATTATTATTACTGAAAATACTCCTGATATAAAAAACATAGATTTCTTAACAGGTATATTTAAAATGTTTAATCTAACAGCTTATTTTATAGACGATATATCTGATTCTGATTATGGTAAAATATATGTAGACACATTGGACAATTACTATTTAACAGGAACATATTATGATGTTAGTGCAGATATAGATGTTAAAACATCTGAAATAAATGCTCCGACAAACTATAGTGGAATTGATTTTGTATATGAAGAACCTAGCACTTTAGTTTCTATAAATCATGAAGAACAATTTAATGATGTGTTTGGTGATGCTCATGTTAGAAGAACTAATATTGATAAAACAGAAATATATAAAGTAGAAGCTCCATTTGAACACATAAAGTATGAAAGAATAATAGATACTAATAAAACATCTACATCACCATACTCTACAATAGTTTCTCCTACACCATATATAACAGATATACAGTGGGGATATTCTGCTGATGGTGAATTTAATGGCACTTTTACACCTAAAGTACAAGGTGCTGCAACCAGTACTTTATCTAATAAACTAAAAGACACTAACCAAGAATTTAACAATAAGGTAGAGGTTGGCGATGTTGTAAGAAACTTAACAGACAATACATCTGCTAAAGTTACTGTAGTTGATAGTGCAGATACACTTTCTTTATCTAGTGATATTATGGCAAGTGGAGAAAGTTATATGATATTAGGAGATTACACTGAGCTTGGTAATTATGAGCCAGTATTATGTAAACCTTTAGTTTTCTATGGTATTAGAGAAACAATGGGTTCTACAAAAAAAATAAACTGGATTAGTGGCGGTTCTGCTGGGTTAAGTTTTTATTATCGACCATCAAACACTAATATAGAAGGCACAACTAGCGTTCCTCCTACATACACTATAAATTTTGACAATGAAGTTGATGAATGGAACTTAACAGATTATAGCGATCAAACTCCTCCCAAATCTACCAACTCTTTATTTAAGAAATTTTATGAGGATTATGTAGAAGATTTGTTTGATGTAAAAAAGAGGATATTTAAAGTAAAGGCACATTTGTCAATGGAGGTTATTATTAACCTAAAATTAAATGACACTTTGATTATAAACAATCAAGCGTTTAAAATTAATTCTATAACTACTAATTTACAAACAGAAATGAGTGAATTAGAGCTATTAAATGTTGTAGACAATTATTTACCTACAGCTAACTCGTTAACTGACATAGGACCACTCAATAATTTAAATAATGTATATTACTATAGTAGTTCTATTGGAGAAGCTTCTAATTTAGCTATTGGTGATGTTTTATATACAGACACATCATTAACAAACACATTAAGTGCAGGAACATATTATCAGGATAACACAAATGATGTACCTACACATTATTGCTATTTAGCAGAACCATGTTCAGACACATATATAGCGATTAATTCATCAGGACAAATTACAAACATACAATGCGAATTTTGCCCTTAAAATATAATTATGATAAAAAATATACTTGACTTATTAAATGCAGATCACTGGTATGGTGTTAGCGAGAATGTAGAAATTGCAAAAGGTAAATATGCAGGAGTAAAAGATTTTAAACAAATGAAAGAACAACTAAAAAGAATAAGACATGGCAAGTAAAAAAATACTTATACAGGTTATACTTGATGATAAAAATGTAGCGTCAAAAACAACTAAAATATCCAAATCTGTTGATGATGTAACAAGAGCACAACAAAAATATTTTCAAGCATTACAACCTACAAACGTAGCTATTGCTAAATACAAGATTTTAACAGATGAAGCTAATGCAGCAACACAAGCTAAAGCTTTAGCGGAATTAAACGCTACTGAAGCAACTAAGGCAGGTAGAGCACAATCAGGATTAAATAATGCTATACTTTTAGAAACAGGTCGTTTAGCTTCAGACGCTTCGTACGGTTTTAATGGTATGGCTAATAACTTAGGTCAATTAGTTACGTTATTTCAATCTTTTGCAAGAACTAATGGAGGTGTAATCGCATCGCTAAAAACATTAGGTAAATCATTAATGGGTACTGGTGGTGTATTAATTGCTATACAACTTTTAATATCTTTTTTACCTAACCTTGAAAGATTGTTTAAGAAAAATGCAGAAGCAGTTGATGAAGAAACTGAAGCTTTAAAAAGACAAAATGAACAGTTTAGAGACAACATAAAACTTCGTAGAAATAATGCTGAAGCGGCTAAAGATTTTATAAATGTATTTACACAAGATTTTCAAAACATATTAGAATCTATTGATTACGATTCTAGTAAAACAGAAGCAAAGCTATATGAAATATCTGAAGCTTTTATGAAACTAGGTATTGAAAGAGCAAAGATATTAAAAGATGAAGATGTTGCACAGGGTGATAGAGTTCGTGTTGCCGTTAAGTTAATAGAAATATATAATAAAGAAACAAAAGCAATACAGATAAGAGCTAAAATACAAAAGCTAGCGGCAAGAGAACAAAATGATAATACTAGGCATAATATAAGAATATTAAAAGAACAGTTGACAAAAACAAGAAAAGATATATTTTCTTTAAATGATGATATAGATAATTTATTAAGTGAAGGTGTTATTGTTGAACCTTTTAGAGATAAAGTTAAAAAAATATCTGAATTCACTAAAATGGAGTTTGAAGGTTTATTTGAATACCTCAAAGACAAAGGCAGTGATTTTGATTTTTACTTACAGAAATTATTAGATGGTTGGTCGATTTACCAGATTGAAGCTTCTCTAGCTGCTGAAAAATCACTAAAAGGTGCAGGAGATGCAGGCGTAAAAGCTTTAGATGATCTAGTAAAATCTGACGATAAATATACAAAAAAGAAAAAAGACAATTCTAAGATTATACAAAAATTAGAAGATGAAGAACGAAAAATACGCAACCAACAATTAAAACAAATAGCAAGTAACTTAAATACTGCTGCTGGATTGTTTGGAGAAAATACATCAGCAAATAAATCTATGAAAATAGCTTCTGCAATCATAAACACTTATGCTGGTGCTAACGAAGCTTTAGCTGGTCCAGTACCACTTAATTTTGTAAATGCCGCAGCAGTTATTGCAGCAGGTATTGCAAACGTTAAGAAAATAAAATCAGTTAAAGTTCCAAATGAGAGAGGATCATCAAGTGCACCTTCTTCAACTACCATAGAAGCACCAGATTTTAATGTAGTAGGACAGTCAGCTACAAGTCAATTAGTAGGAGCTGTACAAGGTCAATTTGGCGGTGCACTTAAAGCTTATGTCGTTAGTTCAGAAATATCATCAGCTCAAGAATTAGACAGAAAAATAAACACAACATCCGTTATAGGTTAATTATATAAATCAATTTAATATGAAAATAGTAGAACTAATTATAGACGAGGAACAAGAATTCTCAGGAATTGAAGCAATATCTATTGTAGATGAACCAGCAATAGAAGAAAACTTTATTGCATTATCTAAACAACATGAAATAAAACTTGCTGAAGTAGATAAAGAAAAAAGAATATTAATGGGTGCTGCTTTAGTGCCTAACAAAAACATCTATAGAAGAAATGGTGAAGATGAGTATTATATATTCTTTAGTGACGAAACAGTAAGAAAAGCATCTGAATTATTCTTAATGAGAGGTAATCAAAATAAATCTACATTAGAACATCAAGCTGAATTATATGGTTTATCTGTTGTTGAATCTTGGATTATAGAAGATGATGTGCATGATAAATCAAGAAAATACAATATGGATTTACCAGTAGGTACTTGGATGGTTTCTATGAAAGTAAATAACGATGAAGTTTGGAATAACTATGTTAAAACTGGTTTAGTAAAAGGATTTTCTATAGAAGGTTATTTTACAGATAAGATAGCTATGAGTAAAATAGAAGAAATACATAATGAAGAAGAAGCTACAGAAATACTATTAGAGATCGCTAATTCAATATTAGATAACAAGTATGAATTTGCTACTTATAGTGATTATGGAAGTGGTGTTAGAAATAATGCTAAAAGAGGTATTGAACTAAATAAAAAAGTAAATAACAAATGTGCAACTAGCGTAGGTAAAGTTAGAGCACAACAATTAGCTAGAGGAGAAAAATTATCTGTATCTACAATTAAAAGAATGTATTCTTATTTATCAAGAGCAGAAACGTATTATGATGCTGGAGATAGTAAAGCTTGCGGAACTATATCTTATTTATTATGGGGAGGTAAAGCAGGTTTAGCTTGGTCAAGAGGTAAATTAAGAGAGCTTGGTGAATTAGATTTAAACGATGATGATCCGTGTCAAGCTGGATATGAGCAAATAGGAATGAAAGATAAAGACGGTAGAAAAGTACCTAATTGTGTACCTAAACAATAATTAAATGGCAAAAAGTAAAGAAACAGTAAGCAATAGTTCTCCAAAGAACAAAAAAAGAGGTTGCCTTTGTAAAAACGGAACATACTCTATAAAGTGTTGTGACGGCACCTTAAGAGCACAAGGTGTTGGCAAAGTATAAAAATGTAACAACCTTTTTATGTGTAGTTAGTTAAGTAATAAATTAATTTAATACTCGAAATTTATGGAAAACACTAAAGCTACATCAATTTTGAACGACATCATGGAAAAACTATCATTAGTTAAGAAAGATGAAGTAAAAGAAGTTGAGGTTAAGGAAGAAGTAAATCTATCAGAGCAAATTAAAGAAGAAGAACTAAAATCACAAGAACTTACTGAACTTGCCTGTGCTTGCGAAGAAGAGAAAAAAGATTTAGCTTCTGAAGAAGTTGTGTCTGAAGAGTTACAAGAAGAAGCTCCTGTTATAGAGGAAGTTTCTGAAGAAATTGAGATGGATGAAACAAAATACGTTGGAAGAGACGAATTTGAATCTAAAATCTCTGAATTAAAAGGAATGATTGAGGAAATGAAATTAGGTTACAGTGAAGAAAAACTATCTATGGAAAAAGAAATAGAGAAGTTATCTGCTGAACCAGCTTCAGAACCAATATCACACAACCCTGAAGGGGAAGTAAAACAAAACTTTAAATCTTTTGGTCAAAACAGAGTGATGAACACTAGAGATAGAGTAATGAACAGAATTGCTAATTTAAAATAAACTAAAAACTAAAATTAATTAAAAATGGCTACTACTACATCAATTACAAGTACTTACGCTGGCGAATTTGCAGGCAAGTACATTTCTGCTGCTTTATTATCTGGTGTAACACTTGATAGAGGCGGTATTGAAATCAAACCAAATGTAAAGTTCAAAGAGGTGATTAAAAAACTTGCTACTGATTCTAACGTAATCAAAGATGCAACTTGTGATTTCACTGATACTGCAACTATTACATTAACTGAGAGAGTTCTTCAACCAGAAGAATTCCAAGTAAACCTAGAGCTTTGTAAGAAAGATTTCAGATCTGACTGGGAAGCTGTATCTATGGGATACTCTGCTTTTGACAACCTACCTCCAAAATTCTCTGATTACTTAATCGGACACGTTGCAGGTTTAGTTGCAGAAAAAACAGAAAACAACATCTGGAAAGGTGTTAACGCTAATGCTGGTGAATTCGATGGATTTACTACATTATTAGGTGCTGACGGTGACGTTATTGACGTTGCTGCTGCTACAGTAACTTCTTCTAACGTTATTGCTCAATTAGGAGCTATCGTTGATGCGATTCCTTCTGCTTTATACGGAAAAGAAGATTTACACATTTATGTATCACAAAACATTGCTAGAGCTTACATTAGAGCACTAGGAGGATTTGGAATACTACAAAATGCTGCTGGATCAGAAAATGTATCTGACATAGGAGCTAACGGTGTTAACGGACAAGGAACTATGTGGTGGCAAAATGGAGCATTATCTTTTGATGGTGTAAAATTATTTGTTGCTAACGGATTGGCTGACAACAGAGCTGTTGCTGCACAAAAATCTAACTTATTCTTTGGAACTGGTTTATTATCTGACCACAACGAAGTTAAGTTGATCGACATGGCTGACCTAGATGGTTCTCAAAACGTAAGAGTTGTTATGAGATTTACTGCTGGTGTTCAGTACGGAATAGGTTCAGAAATTGTACTATATTCTTAATAAATTAAATTAACCAAAAATTAGGGTAGGTGGGTTAATGCCTACTTACCCTTTTTTTATAAAAAATAATAAACTATGGCTTGCGATTTATCATTAGGTAGAAAAGAACCTTGTAAAGATGTTGTTGGTGGCATTAAAGCGGTTTATTTTACTGATTTTGGAGATTTAGGAACGGTTACAGAAACTGATGATGAAATTACTGATCTTTCTGGAACTTTCACTGCCTTCAAATATGAAGTAAAAGGAAACTCTTCTTTTGAACAAAACATTACGTCTTCGAGAGAAAACGGAACAACGTTCTTTGAACAAACATTAAATTTAACACTACATAAATTATCTAAAGAAGATAATAAAGAATTGAAATTATTAGCTTATGGTCGTCCTCACGTTGCTGTTGAAGATTACAACGGAAACGTATTTGTAATGGGATTACAACATGGAGCTGATGTTTCTGGTGGTACAATAGTGACTGGAGCTGCTATGGGAGATTTAAGTGGTTATACACTTACGTTAACTGGTATGGAAGTAAAACCAGCTAACTTTGTATCATCACCTACATCTGCTGATCCATATGCTGGAATGTCTAGTGCAACTGTAACTGTAACAGCAGGTACTAATTCATAATAAGTAAATTTAATTAGGTTAATTAAAGGGATGCTTCGGTATCCCTTTTTTTATGAAAACAAATTAAGCTTTTGTTGTTATTTATAATATGGTAATATTAACAACATCAACAAACGATCAGAGTTTTAAAGTTATTCCCAGAAGTACACCAAGCTCAGTAACGTTTGAACTAACCGATAAATCTAAAAGAACTACAAGTTCTGTTACAGTATCCGTAAGTAATTCTAATGGATATATGACTATTACAGGTAGCTTCTCTTTAGTAGAAGACAGATTTTATTCATTTGCAATTAAAGATGGTTCAGCTATAATATATAGAGGTTCTATTTTTTGTACAGATCAAACTAATTTTAATACCTTTGATGTACACTCTGGAGAATATACAACAGAAAACACATACGATAACGATTTTGTAATAATATGAAAAAAGTAAATAAAATGGCAAGAAAAAGATATAATAGTAAACCTTTGCCAAAAGCTGAAAAAGGAAAGATACATATAGTCAATATGTCGTCTTATACACGACCAGAAATTGTAGAACAATACAATAGAGATTGGGTAGAGTATGGAGAAGACAATGACTATTTTAATTATCTTATAGACAGATATAATGGAAGTGCTACTAATAATGCAGCTATAAATGGTATAGCAGAAATGATATACGGTAAAGGATTAGATGCTGTAGAAGAAGATGCTAAAGGAAAAGATTATGATGAAATGAAAGAGCTATTCACAAAATCTTGTATGAAAAAAGTATGTTATGACTATAAGATGATGGGACAAGCTGCAATACAAATAATCTATTCTAAGGACCACAAAAAGATTGTACAAGTAGAACACATACCTGTAGAGACGTTAAGGGCAGAGAAAGCAAATAACAAAGGTGAAATACAAGGTTATTACTATGCAAAAGATTGGTCAGAGATTACTGCAAAAACACAACCTAAAAGAATACCTGCATTTGGAACTAGCAAGTCAGGATTAGAAATATTATATATTAAACCTTATA